ATTTAGTAGTATGCACCACGACGGCGCGGGAATAGCGGATATAGTTCATCTTTACCCGGGGGTAGCTAACGTAACTAATTTAGTTTTTGATACGTGTGGCATTTATGGAGCCAAAAACGCTACAGGCATTACTATTAGATTTGACGGGGCATTGGGGGGCGACCAAAATTTTTATATTTATTGCGACATTAACGGCGCACCAGGGCAAAGTACAATTATTCCATTAAATCATATATATAACTCAAACACAAACGGGTTTAGAATTTGGTTTGATGGTTGCCATTTTCAAAACGCGGAAACAATGTTTAGGTATGGCGAAGGGTCGTGTTCTATTAGCAGAAGTGAAATGTTTGGCGCAAAAGTTGCGGTATTTGCGATAGATAGTGTTACCCAAGATTTTTCAATTTCAGATTGCTACCACGAACAATCAGACCCAGAAGGGGTTAATGGTATCCCATTTTTCATTCAGTACGGCGCGGCGGGGGTTTACCTTAACCGATGGATTACTATTGAACGTTGCACAATTAATTCCGATTATTTGCTTCGGCTTAACTGCCAACAACCAGTTAGAATTGTTACGCTTTCTATTGGGGGCGATATAGACGTAACCCCAATAGCTACGTATGGAATTGCACCCATTATTGTTGATGGTTTAACGTTTCTCGGAACTGCTAAGTACACGGGGGCGGGATACAATACAAATGTTATTGAAATTGGCGGCATAGACAGTACAACTTTCGACATAAGAAAAGCTAATTTTCCAAACGGCGCGTTAATTGAAGGGCTAACTGTAGGCAAAGGTAAATCAGGGCTTAATAACAATACAGCGGTAGGTTTTTCTTCGCTTGATAATGTAACTACAGGAAACGACAACACTGCGGTAGGGTCAAATGCAGGTTTATCAATTACAACGGGAGCAAGAAATACTTTTGTCGGCAATATTATTGCCGACGTAGGCGCGGGGTTGACTGGAAACAACAACGTGGCTGTGGGCCGAGGAAACATGAGGGGCGGCACAACAGCAAGCAACAATACCTTAGTAGGCGGCGATGCAGGAAATAGTCTAACAACAGGTGATTCAAACACATTTATTGGGTACAACGCTACCGCGTCTGCGGTTAGTGTTTTTAACGAAATTATTGTCGGCGCAAATCTTACAGGAAAAGGTACGCAAACGGCTTTTATAGGGGGGACAAGCGGGGCCTTTAACGGCAACAACGTTTCTACTTGGGCTGTAATTTCTGACAAACGAATTAAGCGTAACATTGTTGACACTCATTTAAGTCTTAATACTATATTAAATATCCAAGTGCGCGATTATAATTACCGTTTAGCGGAAGATATGCCGTTAAACGAAAATGACGAGTTTTTAGTCAAAAATTTTGACTCTGATAAATTAATTACCGGCCCAATTGCACAAGAGTTGCAACAAGTGATGCCCGAATGCGTAACCGAACAATCAACAGGGTTGTTAACTATACACACCGATTGCATTTTATGGGCGTTGGTTAAATCGGTGCAAGAATTAAAAGCCGAATTAGACAACCTAAAAAATTCGTAAATAAAAAATTATTAAACTACACAAAAAATAGACTAATTTTTTACTATATTAATTATGAATACTATTGCGTTAATTTAAAGTTATGCTGTATATTTATACTGTACCGGCCCAGTAGACCGGGGATTCTAAGGAATCATGTAATGTCAGATGAAGTCCAAAACTTAGCGGAAGTACCAGAAGTACCCGCGCCAGAGCAAGAAGCCACGGCGGCTCCTGAATCTGAAGAAACACAAGCGCCGGAAGTAGAGCAAGAGGCAGGCAAGTCATTCTCGCAAGAGGAACTTGACGCCATTGTAAGCAAACGGCTTGCAAGAGAACAGCGAAAGTGGGAAAGAGAAACGCGCGCGCGACAGGCCGAACAGCCTTTCAGCCCTAGAGATGTACCGCCCGCCGATCAGTTTGAGTCAGTAGAAGCCTACGCGCAAGCGCTAGCTGAACGCAAAGCTCAAGACATGATGGCGCAACGTCAGATCCATGAGCAGCAAACGCAAGTCTTAGAAGCCTACCACGACCGTGAGGAAGAAGCGCGAGGCAAGTACGACGACTTCGAGCAAGTCGCTTACAACCCAAACGTTCCAATCACAAGCGTGATGGCCGAAGCCATCCGTGCTTCAGATATTGGCCCCGATGTAGCGTATTACTTAGGGTCTAATTTGAAAGAAGCCGGTCGGATTTCCAAACTATCGCCGATGCTTCAGGCCAAAGAATTGGGCAAACTTGAGGCTAAACTAGCCGACAGCCCGCCCGTTAAGAAAACGTCGAGTGCTCCTGCGCCGATTTCGCCCGTTACCGCTCGCGGTAGCACCGGTAAGGTCTTAGATACAACAGACCCACGCTCAGTCAAAGAGATGAGCACATCTGATTGGATCGAAGCCGAACGGCAGCGGCAGATCAAAAAGTGGGACGCTCAGCGAAACCGCTAAGTCCATTTATAATCGGGAAAGTTTTTAGAATTGCATCTTTGACGAAAAGTAGTTGGGTGAATACCAGCTACCCTTGCAGCAGCAGCAACAGACGGATAGGTAATGTTTTGAAATTTACACGGCGTTTTAGGGCAGACAACACTAAGGATTTCGGCTTTTCTACGCCGAGTATCTTCCGTGTCTTTAAAGCCAGTTCTAAAATCTCGCAATTTTTGCCGCGTAATTTCACTTCTAGCGTATTTTCCATTAAGCCCTTTGTGCCGTTCAGCCATGTGCTCTTTCCGGCTTACGCACTCAAGGTTTTCCGCTCTGTTGTCAGTCTTAACGCCGTTAATGTGGTGGACGTCTTTAGTTGGGTCGAAATCATCCAGCCAACACGCCGCCACAACTCGGTGCATAAGTCGGCGCCGCCCAAGCGACAAATAACCCATAGTGTGGCTGGTAGGTGTGTAAGGGTGCAATTGTCTAAGAACTTTCCCGCAACGCGAAACAGCGTAAAGATGGTCAAAGATTCGATATTCGATTCCGTCCATCGTAAAGTTTTTCATGTTGGCTCCTTGAGCATTGTAGATAGGGCATCTTACTTCTGATATAAAGGAATGTCAAATGAGTAACAGTATCTTAACTATCGACATGATTACCCGTAAGTGTCTTGAGATTCTCGAGAACAACTTGGTAATCACCCGTAACGTCAATCGCCAGTACGACGACTCGTTCGCCGTCCAAGGCGCAAAGATTGGCTCAACCCTGCGTATCCGCCTGCCGGATCGTGCTCTGGTGTCTGACGGCGCAACTTTGGTTGTGCAAGACGACAATGAGCAAAACACCACACTGACCGTTAACAGCCAGAAACACATCGGCATCAACTTCACTACCGAAGAATTGACAATGCAGTTGGACGACTTTGCTGAGCGCGTGCTAAAGCCACGCATCAGCCAGTTGGCCTCAAGCGTTGACGCTGACGTGGCTAACTCGTTTAAGTTCATCGGCAACACAGTCGGCACACCAGGCACCACGCCTGCTACGTCAGCTGTCTTGTTGGCTGCTCAGCAGAAGCTGAACGAAAACGCCGCCATGATGTCACCACGCTATGCAACGGTTAACCCCGCTGCTAACGCCGGTTTGGTTGAAGGCTTGAAAGGTTTGTTCAACCCCACCGACACCATTTCCCGTCAGTTCAAGAACGGCATGATGGGCATGGGCGTGTTGGGTTACGAAGAAATCAACATGAGCCAGTCAATTAAGCAGTTCACCGTTGGCACCCGTACCGCTACTGGCGGCACGACTTCAGCCGCTGTGACTGTTGAAGGCGCTACCACCATTTCCATTACTGGTGCTGGTGCTGCCGCTACTGTTAAGGCGGGCGACGTCTTTACCGTGGCAAATTGTTTTGCTGTCAACCCACAGACCCGCGAGTCAACTGGTTCGTTGTTCCAGTTCGTGGCTTTGGCTGACGTCACTCTTAGTGGCGCAGGCGCAGGCGACATCACGGTTGCCGCAATCTATTCGGCTACACAAGCCCTTGCTACTGTCAATACTTTGCCAGCTAGCGGCGCTGCTGTCGTATTTGTTGGCGCATCTGGTGTCCAGTACCCACAGAACTTGGTGTACCACAAAGACGCCATCACGTTCGCTACCGCTGACTTGGTTATGCCACAAGGTGTGGACATGGCTTCACGTCAAGTGCACAACGGCATCTCGATGCGTATTGTTCGTCAATACGACATCAACAATGACCGTATGCCCTGCCGTGTTGACGTGCTCTACGGCTTCGCCGTAATCCGTCCGCAGATAGCTGTTCGTATGTGGGGCTAAGCAGTGAATCGGGGGCTTCGGCCCCCGTTTTAACTAAGGACATTTATGGCAGTCATCTACCTAAAACACGAAGTGCACGGCGCTAAAGTAGCAATATCCCGAGAAGAAGCCGACGCTGACGAGGCTAACGGTTGGGAAGAATTTGACCCCTCGGCGCCTAAAGTTGCTTCCCAAGACACTACCGATGCGCCTATACTAAACGCATTGCCGACCCGTCGTGGCCGCGCACGCAAACAATAGGAGTTCGCATGGCTACCGCCGGGGATATTATTAAGGGCGCGCTGCGCCTAATCGGCCAGTTAGCCGAAGGTGAAGAACCATCGGCGGGCACAGCGCAAGACTCGCTAGCCGCCATGAATCAAATGATTGAGAGCTGGAACACTGAGCGCTTGTCGGTCTATGCGACCCAGACGCAGGTGTTTACTTGGCCAATAAACATAGCCAAGCGCACACTGGGGCCTACGGGCGACTTTGTGGGTACACGCCCAGTTAAGGTCGATGACTCAACGTACTTCAAAGACGGCCCAGCGGGTTTATCCTTTGGTGTTAAGCTCATCAATCAACAACAGTACAACGGCATTGCGCTAAAGTCTG